ATCCGCCTTTGATGTGACTAATGATGAAACCAACAAGCGCGGATATGGCAGAAACAATGGTCATACCAAACCACAGTCCACCCTTACCCTTGTTTGCCAGCGCCAGCAGTTCTTCCATCTGGCGTTCCATTTTGTCTACTTTCTTATCCATAGACTGTACTCTTTCCCAAAGCACTCCATATTTAACGGGGTCTATCTGACCATCTTCAAAAGCCATGATTACCTCGCTAATGCGTTTTGGTTTTCTTGCTGAGGCGCAAGATTATTACGTGGTGTGGGTGTAGCTCGTCTTACCATTTCTTGACCTAAACCTTGCGTAACAGCACGTTCAGGCAACATTGTTTTTTCTGCTAATTTTTCAACAGCTCGTTTTTCTGTTAACGATATTGCTTTTTTAACAGACTCGGCAGCTAAAGCAGGGTCGGTCATTTCCCTAGCTATTTCCATAGCCAACTTATCATCCAAATGGGTAATCAATCGTTTATAAACAGCATTGAATATTGTAATCCCTCTATTCAATAATGCGGGTAATGGCATACCAATTGATTCACCAGTTCTTGTACCAATTTCTTTAATGTCAACACCTGCTTCTGTTCCAGCTTTAACCAATCGTTCATATTCACCACGCCGAATCAAATCTTGCCGTACTGCGTTTACGTTGGATAGTTGCTGTGGTGTTAAACCCTTGGTCAACTCTGATATGCGTTTATTTACAGCGTCAGCAGTTGCACCAGGTGGCAGCGGTGCCGATAGTTTGATGTTGGCTGCTTTAGCCATGTCATCGATTGTTTTAAGTCGTGCTGCATTTGTGCCAACTACGTTAATGCGACTTAGTACGTTCATACCAGCATCGTCTAACACCTTAATTGGGTCAGCGTACTTTTTCAAGAATGCTGCGTGTGCTTCAGGTGTTGGTACTTTGACTTCACGCAAATATAAGTCTTCAATACCTGCACGAGCAGTCTGCATTGCTTTAGGATCATCTCCAAACAACGTAACAAAGTTTTTAGCTTCACTTACCCCACGAGGTTGAAAGTACTTTGTGATTACATCTTCTGGTTTAATCTTTGGTTCATTAAGTGCGGTAGTGCGGAAAATCTGTTCGTTTACACCAGTTCTAAACCGTGGCACATATTCTTGACGGTATGTGTCCAATGCTTTTTTATACAGTGTTTTTGCTTCAGGTGATAAACCAGATTGGTTTACAGCATCATCAATGGTGCTGTGAATCTGCGACAGGTTTCTTAATCGAGTTGCAATGTTAGGGTCGTTGGATGTACGAGCAGATTGAATGTCTGAGTTAATTGCTTTGCGGATATCGTCTAAATCACGCAACGTAACTTCTGGCGGCAATGGTTCAGCCGGTGCTTGTTGTATCCTACCGCTAATCTTTCCTTTACCTATTGGTGTAGGTGGTTCAGATTTAGCTTGCAAAGAACGCAATTTACTAACTGTTTGTGGTGCAGTGCTTGGGTCAAACTGAGATAATTTACGACCAAGTATTTCTTCTGCTTTTGATACCACGTCTGACATATCAATCTTGGTACCACCAGCAGCTTTAAAAGCATTTTCATACGCTGGAGCAATAACGTTAGTTTTCATTGCTTGTCGTTTAGCTTCTGCACCAGCAGCCAATGCTTCACCTGCATCTTCTGGACGCAACGGGTTTAACGCAGAATCCATTTTTTGTTGAACTTTTGCAGCAGCATTGTCAAACTTTGTTTGCGCTCTTGCTTGCTGTTGTGTTTGTGCTGTAGTAGTTTGCGCTTGTTGTTCTGCGAATTGTGAAGACAATGATGGTACTTTTTCGGATTTTGCACCAAGCATTGAAAACTTCACACTACCAGCAGGAGCCGCTACTTCAGCAGCACCTGGTACAGCACCTGGTACAGCAGCACGTTTACCAACTAACGCATTTAGAATGTCGTTACCCTTACCTTCAAGTGCGTTTATGTAAGTGTCTAATTTTACGTTTCGTACTTTATCAACGTATTTACCAATAACAGATGCAACTGGACTTACCACACCTCGCCCTAAACCTTCCAGTGATGCACCAATGATTACATCTTTGGTTGCGCTACCCAATGCTTCTGCTGCACTGCTTGGCGCTTTGCGATAACCAAGGGCTTGTTCTGCTATGTCAAGACCACCTTTAGCAATACCATAGCCCAAACCTGCACCACCCATTACTCCAGCAGGTCCCATAGGTGCACCAATGGTACCTCCTGCAACACTACCTAGTGCTTCAACAGTAGGGCGTACTAATGCTATTTGTTCATTAGCAGGCGCAGCACCTGCTTTCATTCCCATTTCAAACGGTGCAGACAAAATATCAAACGGGCTAAATTTGCGACCAGTTGGTACTTCTGACACTTGCTGTGTTGGTGCAGTAACAGATTGTTTAGGTGCATTATCCCATTGCACCTCATTGGGGTTAATCTTTACAGTCTTGGGTTGTTTTGGTGCTTCATCCCATTGCACTTCATTAGGATTAATCCGCATATTCAAGACTCCCATCACTGTACTGAACTACACGCTTGCCATTGTGCATACCCGTTCTGGTTACAGTACGAGAACCTTTTGTGCTAGGTTTTACAGGTGCGGTAACTTGTTGAGTTTCATCACCATACAAAGCATCATATTTATTCTGCATTGATTGTTCAAAACCTCTTGCTTGCCTTACAACATCTCGCATTTGTTGATCAAGATTACCAGCACCGGGGTTAATGTTTTGAACACTGTCTGAAACAATCTTCCACTCTTGCACTGCCATATTACCTAATTTACCATATTGACTTGCTAATTGGCGACCAAGGGTTGCAATCTTACCTTTGAATGTTTCTAGTTTTTGTTCAGCACGTGCAGCATTCCCACCTTTAATGCTAGGTAACATTGATTCAAGACCAACAATTCTTGAATAACCTGGATGCTGTGGTATTCCTTTTTCTGGATTACCAACCAATTCATCAGTTAATTTTTCCAACTCGTCTGCTGTAGATTTTGCAGCTTGAACACCTTGTTGTTCAGCTACTCGTTCCTTGTTGGCTTTTTGTTGTTGCAACTCAGTCATTGGTTTGGTATCAGCAGGTCCACCAGGTATCGCTTCTAGTTCACCAAATGGTGTAAACCGATACCCACTAGGCGCTTTTCCACCACCACCACCACCCGCACGAGTAGCTTGTGCAATTGCAATTCGATCAGCAACACTCAACTGGTCTTGTCGTTGCGCTTCACGATATTGTTCATATCCTTGCGCGGTCAAAGGATACCCCAATGCTTTCATTGTTTTAACATCAGCAGTTGGCTCCATTGCCGTTAACTGTTGTTGTAATTGTTTAACCCTAGCTTGTGCGCGAGGGTCTTTGAATCGACTTAGTTGTATTATTTCATCTTGGATAGCTTCTACTGGATTAACCAGTGCATTAGTTGGTGCAGCAACAGGTGCAGCAGGTGTCAATGCGTTAGTTGGTTCTGTAGGACTAAATCCACGTTGTCTGGTATCAAGTGGAGCCGATTGTCCCATTTGATACACTTTGTCCATAAGAGGACGATCTGTGTCAGTACCCATTACTCTATAGCTAGCAGCAGGTGCAGTTGGGTCAAACGTACCTGAACCTAATGCACCCGGTGCAGGTGTAGGTCTTGTGGCAGTAGGCGCACCAACTGGTGACGTACCCGCTGGTTGTCCTTTACCTTTTAAATATTCCTCAAACGCTTTTTTATCTCTAATGGTTTGATATATTTCATACCCTTGATTGAAGTATTCTGGAACCTTCATCATTTCTTGCGCTGCGGTTTCTAAATCATCAGGACCACCCGCTTTACTGATAGCAGTTCGTATGCGCTCAAGTCCTTCGCTTTTTCTGCGATACTCTTGCATCTGCATGTCACCAGTTTGAATCTGCTGCATTTGTGCGTAATCTGCTAATGCGTTTATAGGCTGGTATTCAGTCGTTGGTTTAAACGACATTGCAATGTTTGGGTTTACTAGTGCCATTTTGTGTCCTTAATACCAATCATTAACTAGGCATTGGTCCAACAGATGCTGGATTCTGATATGTGTAGTTATACCCACCAGCACCAGGTGTGTAGTTGAAATCTTGATTACGATTAAGATAATTTTGCAACAATGCGTTTTGCGACTGTTGGTTTTGATAGTTCATATATTGGTTCAATCCACCAGCCAATGTGTTTGCTTGTCCCATGTATCCCGACGCACGAGCCTGTGCACCAGCACCAATAGCTTCACCTGCACCAGTAGCGTATTGTTGTCCAGCGGTACCCAATGTTTGAGCACTGGTTTGACCAACACCCGCTAACGTTTGCAATGGTCCAAGTCTAGCTTGACGTTCAAGTTGGTAACGATTAAACGCATTTTGGTATTCTTGCGAACCCATATCTTGACCATAACGTTGCGCGGCTTTAAGTGCACCACCAGATATTAACCCACCACGAGCAGCAGCTTGTCGATCAAGTGCTTTTTGACCTTCGGCAAGTCGAAACGCATAACCAGGGTCTTGTTGGAACTGACCCATACCAAACGGTGTGTATTCGGACGCACCTTCTAATTTATTAAGTGCACGTAATCCTACTTCACGAAACGGCTTTTGTAGTTCAACTTGACGTTCAAACTGTTGTCGTTGTAAATCCGCTGCTTGTGTTGCCGCATCTGCTTGTGTACTAGCCGCTTTTTCTGCGCTTCTTGCGCCTAATAGACCACTACCAAGCGTTGCAGCAGCAGACATCCAATTGCCACTTAACGCATTAGCAGCACTACCAACTAACGAACCTATTGCCTGACCCATAATTATTTCTCCAGTCGGATAACACCGTTTTCTCGGCTTACTTCATAAAACCCGAAATGCCGCGCTAGTCGTAGCGAAGGACTGTTACATTCATTGATTCGCGCAACAATTTTACCGTACCGTCTACCCATAGCGTCAAGGTATTTTGTTATTTCTGTACGCATACGCCAGCGTCCTCTTTTTTCAGGAATAACAAACAAGTCAATTTCATTTCCTATTGACAAAAATGCACCACCGTCAAACAAACACGTTTCGGCTTTTTCTTCAACAATACTGCGTAAATCATCGGTAGTTTGGTAATAGTCCTTGATGACTTGCCATACATCATCAGGTAACTTCACGACCAGAAACCCGCATATTGATTGCCGTAGCAGTACCAGCTATGGTACTAATGAAATCACCAGCGTTCAATACTTGACCTACAAGTTCTGGAAATGTATATACTTCCGATGGTTGTAACGTCTTGGTCTTGGTAATCAAATTAGCGTTACCTGCACTACCTGAAGTAGTAACCAAGTTTACACTGATTGTTGCAGCAGTGGCGCTATAGTTAGTAGCAGTGAACTTGTCAATAATGGTAGTAACACCGTTTGCAGTGTACTGAGTTGTTTGTGTACTTTCCACTATCTTAGCGGGTACTAAAACTTTAACGGTAACGGTCATTGAAAACCCCCAATGTTATTTGAAACTGTAAGAATGATGGACGGGATACCCGGATGCGGCGCAACAGCGGTTTCCGCTAATATCTGAACACTAAGATCGTCAACCGAAAATATAAGTTCCACGTAGTCGCCAGCATTTAGATTAAAAAAGTAATTTAACGAAGAAAACACTTCAGCGTTGTTACCTTGGATTCTAATCTGACTAGCACTATCGGGTACATCTACACCATTCAATCTAAACCACAAATAAAACAATCCTGTACCACCAGCAGTTTTATCTAACTGAAACGATGTGTCAAAGTTGTAAATACCAGGTGTATCCACCATCACACGAGATGTTGTTGATAAAACCACACCATTACTTAGGTCAGTGTTGTTAAATGTAATGGCTGTAGCCGTGTTAATAACAGTAGCTGCTTGGGTAGTGGTGTCGTAGAATGAACCATAGCGAGATGCTGCAAATTGACGTGGTGGTGGTAGCAACTGCAAACCTTCTACCTGTTTTTGCAACTCTGCTATTTCACTAACCTGACAACACACTTGTGTTTCTAACCCTTGGATTTGTTTTTGCAATTCTGCTATTTGCGACTCTTGGGTTGACCCCGCAGCATAAGCAGCAAAACTAACAGGTGTTGGGTCAATCGTGTGTATGTCAACGTAAGGTTGAGTAGGTGGACCAACCTGCAAGTCTAGCAACGATGTATCGTTACGCCCACCACCAGTTAACGTAAACAAGTTTAAAAAGAACCGATACCATTCACGCGAGATTAATCCTGACCGTTCATCAATGATCGGTACACGTGGTGCAATGATATTTGTTTCGTTTAATGGACTAGGCATTGGTTCCGCTGAGTTGTAATTCAGCACCCACAATAGCAATCTTTACAGGATCAGTACCCGATATTTCATACACACGGTCACGCAGTTTAAGCGTCATACCTAGTCTACGCCAAAACACACGGCGATAAAACTGACCAATTTTACCAATAGATGCCCAATGTTCATTAGACCAAGTGTGACCGCCATCGTCTGACCAACGGAGCATAACTTCGGGGTCACTACCTTGACCTAAGTTCAAGCCAACACCTGATTCGCAATCAAGTTGTAAGCTATGTTGTGCGGTACGTTTAAGGTTGTTTTGACCTGTCGGTAATGCTCTCCATGACCGCAACCATTTTTGAATTTGACTGTTATCAGCGTAAGTGTCAAGGTCAAAAGCGTATATGTTGCCAGATTCAAAATCACCTACGATCACATTATTATTGAATGACATTTGGCAGTTACTACGGTGCCGAGTAAATGCGCCATTGTCAAACCCTGCGCGTTCATGCCATGCTTGGGTAGATACGTCATACACCCATGTAGTGTTAGCCGATGGGAAAATCAACACATAAAACGCATGACCGTCTTGCTGGTATGTGTACGCAAGTGCATCTGACAAATTAGAATATTGCTGGATTTGCCACTCAACTGCATGGGTGATGATACGTTGACCAGTGTATCCATTGGCGCGGTAAACAATACCTTGTCCACGAGCGTCAGCACCAAGCCAAAACAGGCCGTTATCAAGTTTTGCAATCGAGTATGGGGCTACACAACCAATTTCATTAAAAGCGCCCTGAATGCGTTGTAATGGGAAATCAGCAGTACCCGCATCGTACCAAACTTCAACTGAGTTTGTACCAAATACCCATGCTTCACGATGATCAATTATTAGACCTGCTACACCGTCAGGTGAACCTTCAGCACTGGCGAAATCCAGCGGGTCAACTGATAAACCATCTAACAGGCTTGTAACCCATATACGTTGACTGTTCGGTTCATTGAACACAAAGTAACCATCAAGGTATCCAACTGTTACTGCACCTGGAAAGTCAGGGTCGGTAATCTGCTGGAACACGTTGGTTGTGTTGTTGTAAATGTAACTTGGACCATTACAAGCTATGAACACTTGTGTACCATTGTCGGCAATACTAACTGGACCAGTGCCACTAACATCGCCTAATTTAGTAGCAACGTAAGACGTATTAATCTTGTACAGTTCAGTGCCCGATACAACAAACGCAATTGTGCTTGTATTGGAAAACGCCCATAGCCCACGGATAGGTCCCGATCCAATAGTTTGAAGAAACTTTAAACCTGGTGCACGTTGCAAAAATGCAGGTTCTTTACCTGCTTCCGGTATTATTTCTGGAAACAGATTGACCATGCGAGCATCCGCAGCATTAACGCTACGAGTGACGTAGGTTGAGCCAAGAATGGGTGTTTTCATCAATAGTTACCAGCGTAGACGTTAAATCGTTGACGAGTAGCCACAATAGCGTATGGCATAGACATTACATCGTCAGGATTGTTAATGCGTTTCAGATTACGTTTGCTTGTCATAGCAATACGCTGTACTTGTGGGCTTGGTTCTACACCGAATTCAGGTGCAATCTCCATTGCCAGATTGTAAGTAAACGCACGTAAATAACCAGGTGGAAAGAACAAGTCAGTTGCCAAAGTAGCAGGGTTACTTAGTTCTTGCACCGATACAAAATGCCACTCTAAATCACGTGTTGGGCGTGGGTAAATGGTCATGGTAACATCTGGAAACGTCATGTTTACAAAGATTACCTGTGGATAAGTCGAGGTTACAGTTTTAACAGCAATACCGTCATACTGTTGCTGATTGATAAACTTGATACCAAAAGAAACGTTAGTGCCAGGGTCACGAAAGTATGTAGCATCGTCAAGTAGTACAGGACGTAAACCAATAAAATCGCCAGTGGGTCCAAGTGTGCGAGAAATTAAACCAGCAGGCCATGTGAAAATCTGGTCTTGTGTGCAAAAAACAGACAACCGTTCAGTATTCCAACTGTCGATCATTTGGTTAAGCGCCATCAAACTGTCTTGCATAACAGATGCAGACGTGGTTTCGCCTTCAGCCAATACACCAATTAATCGTAATGCACGATTAATTTGATCGCCAGCAGTATAAACAGCCATTTTAGTTTCCTTCGTTTGTCGCCTCAACCTCTGCGACTTTACGGGTATATTTGCGCTTCACTGCAAGGGTATTAATCACTTCTTCAGCAATTGAAGGCATAGATGGATTGTATATCGTCCAGCCATTTTCTACATCACATTCAACTTCAATATCTGAAATTGCAACTTTGGTTCCATGAATAGGATGCTTGAGATAGATGTGCATATTAAAACGGGGGTGGTTAGCCCCCAACTGGATTAAGTAACGTTACCTACTTGCCATTTACTACCGTCTGAATAAAACACTTTACCTAGACCAGTGGCGTTACTTGTAAAGCCAAATGATCCTTTAGGTGCAGTAGTTGTAGTGACGTTAGCAGTGATTGCGGTAGAATAAAAGTACGCTCCAGCTACAGCGTTGCTAGCGGCAGCATCACCAGTGCTAGTAAAACTAGCAGCAGTTGCAGCACCAGTAACTGTTACGCTGTCCAGTAATGGGTCAGCAAACGCAACACCAATTGCTTTAGTATTAGGCATGATTTATCCTTAAAACAGGGGCCGAAGCCCCATTAGGTTTAGCTAAGACGATAGCAAGTGTAAGTACCATCACCAGTTTTACGGGCACGGAAATGTGCACCAAAACCAGAAGCGGTAGTTAAACCGGAACCAACTAAAGTCCAACCAGTATTGACAGTCAGTGTGCCCACACCAGTGCTGGTAGACATAACAAAGAAGTCAAAAGTACTGCCAATTTTAGCGCTGCTGATTTCAGCATCCACACCGCCTACGCCAGTTACAGCAGGGAGTTGAAGATTGTTAGCGTTAGTCTGTGTATACAGAATTATGCCGCCTTCTAAATCAGCAACTGTTAGAGCAGCAGTTGCATTAGCTGTATAAACAGCAGGTGCAGGACCGTAGCCCAAAGTAACTTCATTCAGATTGCCGTCACCAACTTGATAACCGCCGCCGCCATTAGGTAAAGCCATGATAAATTTCCTTTAAATAAGATGTAAATTAACGCCCCCGAAGGGGCATCAGATTAGCCCCAAATACGGCAAGCCATCTGTGGACGAATGGTGCTGTAACCGTACAGTACGTCAATACGGCAAGGCATACGGTCATTGTTAATGTCGTACTGACGAACAACGCGCAAGCTGATACCGTTATGGACAGCACGAGCAGCCATGTCTACACCTTGTGGCAACAACAAGTCAGCAGTTGCAAAAGTGATAGCATCCTTGTGGTAAACCAAGTTCTGAGCGTATTGGCTAGAAGCAGCACCCAAGAAGGTAACGGCTTTACCAGTTACAGGCAATACATTCATGGTAGCCAGAGCGTGACTAGCAGAATACATTGGAGCAACGGTTACAGTCCAAGTACCAGATACAGCGGTGGCATCAGTCAATGCTACAAACTGGAACAATGAACCAGTAGATTCACGAGTTTGTGGGTTGACTGCGTAGCAATCAGCAACAACAAATACGTCACCAGCTTTAATAGTAGTGGTTACAGAACCTTGTTCCAACAGGATAGTAGACGCGCCTTCAGAAGTTACACCAGGTGTTTTAACCAAGGTAGAAGCAGAAGCGTCACGTGAACCAGTGGTGTGTTGTTTGATAGACTGAGACATATTGATCTCGTCAAAACCCAACACACCAGTTCCCATCATGCCGTTACGGAACTGTTTGCTGATAGTGTCTGTAGGATTAAACAGACCTTTCATACCTTCAACCAAGCCAGCGTTAGCAGCAGGGTTTACGGTAGCGTAACGTGGAGACATTACAGCAGCGTTTTCGTTCAGCTTTTGTTGGGCTTGCAACAGCACCAAAGAAGTTGAAGGAGTAGTACCAGGAGTACCAACAGAGGAATAGATGCTCTTGTAAGCAGAAGCTACGTCATTGTCGATGCTAGAGGCCAACTGGGAGATACGCGGTTTAAGTACACAGATCGG